AAACAGGTGAATGTTTAATATTTTCCATGCTAACTGGATTTGCATCATGACTTCCTGTAATTCTAGAGTAATCTGCGATGTAGTTTTGTATCTCTGATGATAGATTGTTTCCCGATGCATCCAAAACTATGTTGCTACCTGCATATGAACCTGATGGTTCGTTAAATTTGAAATAAAGTTTAATACCATCATGACCGTTTATAGATCTTTTATAATACTTTTTTATTTCTTTTTTATCAATAGCTCTATGTATTAATCTAAATTCGTCAATAGAACCTGACAAAGACTGTTGCGGTGTAAAGATATCAGCATCTATTCTAAAAGTATCGCCCTTACCTATCGTCAGTGATGATACCGGCTTTATATTTTCAAATAAGACACGATTGCTACTAGTAAAATAAAGATGATCTACTATTGAATCTGAGAGCATCATTAATGAATTAAATTGATTGCAATCATGATATTCTGCAGTCACATGTACAAAGCTGCCTTTTTCAATTGAACCTGATGCTGTTAAACTATTAGATCCTGAGTTAATTGTAAATAGTAAATCACATTTTTCTGTATCAGATGACGAGCTCAAAGCTAGATTAAAATTATATGCTAATGATTCCCTCTTTTGCATTATAATCTGATTATCGTTTATTTCTTTAGGTATGTTTATAAAAAACTGTATATTTAGCGGGTCTAATCCTGGATTACAAATAGATTTTGCTATTTTATTTGATGAAATACTTGGTATTACTACTGACGAAAGATCTTTTACATCAATATAAGTACCATTATTTTGAGATTCACCTTTCTGCGTACCTGAAAATATTAAGTATCCAGTATTCTTAGGGAATACGTCATAAACATATTTTTCATAACCTGTTAGCTTATCCTCAAATTGCTCTATTTCCTTATTTGTACCGCCATAAGGAAATTCATTCAGTATGATATCAAAAGATTCATTTACTTTTGCTACAGCAGAGTGAAAAAATGTATGATTTGTAAAATCGCTATAGTCTATATTAATTTCTTGAGTTGAGACCATTGCATCTTTATCACCGTACCTGTGCGAGTCATTACTTTCAATATTTGTATCTTTAAAATTTTCAAAAGTTATATTTTTATTTACGTTTTTTGAAAGATATCTAGAAGATTGTCTTGAGTTTCTTCTAATAGAAGGCTTGAACAATCGCTTAGGTCTATTCTGTGATAAAAGTTTCTTTTCGACATGTTTTTGCCTATTCAACAATAAATTTTGATGCTGCGTCTTTAATATAAGTATCTATTCCATTTTCTTGAACAAGATACTCAAAAATATATGTCCTGCCTCTTGGTAAACTTGACATGTAAAAGTCATAATACATTCCTGATGAATCTGTTGAAAGTCGTGTTGAATTATACACAGTATCAAAAGGTACAATAACCCTACCTGAGTTAAAATCTTTCACTGAGTAGTAAACATTTTCAAATATCTCGCTTAACTTTTCAACAGGTCCTTTTGTAAAAACGACTGACCTGTTAACATTTTCTATGAAAAGTCTAATCTTTACTTGATCAGTATTATTGTATCTATCATTTAGATTTAGTGTTGTAGCCAACAGTCTTTTTTCTTTATGATCGTAACTTGTTCTTTTATTCTTTTTTACAATTAAAGAAGATGAAAGGTAAGTGACTGATTCATCTGCAGAAGACCAAATTGCATCATATGTTAGGCTGCTATTTGTTTTTAATGCAGTAGTGTTTAATACATTATAGCTAGAAATTGCAAAAGATGAAGAATAAACACCGGTGATTCTATTTTCACCTCTGATAGCTTGTGATACATTTAAATCTTTTGAAAATGATCCCGAGCGTATCTTTAGTATCATTGCATCTGTTGCAGCTAGTTCAGTATAATCATTTAATTTTATATTTGATGCTACACCTCTATAGAAATTATTTAAATATAACGATCCTGAAAAGTCAAATACAAAGTTGCCGTGATTATCAAGTACTGTATCGTCATATTGAATGCTTAATTTTGGTCTTAACGTTGTGTTTACTGTATTTCTAGAAGCAAATCTTTTTACAAAATAAGAATTAGAATCTTTTTCGTATGAACCTGAAAATGCAACTAAAAAACCATGATTTGTCAATAATGATTTTGCTGATGCTGATACTGCTGTTGTTATATCTATCTTCAAGTCTTCAAAACCTGATTCAAAATATTGTTCACTGCAAATAGATATAGGACTAGCTTGCCCATCAAAAGTTCCGCTAACTATTACATCTATATTTGACTCACCGAGACTTCCTGATTTCATTGCGCCTGTGGCATTCCACAAATTAGCAATGCTATTTGTTATTGATGCAGTTACCCAATTTGTAGCACCTAAATCTTTAAATTCAATTATGTCAAAACCATTCCCTTCGTCAAACGATTGTGCTAATGGAAAAACAATAATATTAAAATTACTAGGTGTTGTCTGGCCGCCGTAAACGTCGCTAAGATGTAAGTATGATTTAAAACTTGAGTCACCTACGTCTATTACTCCTGTATCGTGCATTGTTTTTACTGTTTCTAAGTCAAATTTAATAAGAATTCTTGATAATTCTGTGGGTGTGTTGTCAGATCCCGACACAGATTCAGCATATAATTTAAACAAATCTAAAGTTCCTGCTTGCCCAACGTTTGAGTCTGTTGCTCTAAATTTATTATTTATAATTTTATCTGTTATGTAACAATCTTTACTGGCTGATAATACACGATACATTAATTTATCCTACCGATTATGTCATCATTTAAATGACGAAATTCAAATATGCCGCCTCTTGTTGGAAATAGCATACCCCTATCTATGTTTCTGTTTGGGGAATATGTTTCAGGCGAATATATTCTATTTTCAAATATTTCGTGTCTATTAAGAAACTTTATACTAGCTATAGACATAACACCTCGAGTATTTAAAATTATATTTTCAATATCACCGATCATAATGGGTTGGTCGATCTGAAAATTATCTATTTTAAAATAATCTTTTAAATTTGCATTAACTGACTGAATTACTATCTCAGGATTAATTATTGATTCAATATTAATTGAATATTTTAATGCAAGATTAATTATTTTTGCATCTAATATATCAATTGCGTCTGATATCAATCTAAATCTACTTAAGTATACATTTAAATTTTCTTTTAATGTATCTGGTGAAATTATTAATTTTCCAGAAGCGTTTCGAGATACTATATGTAATTGTGCTGCTAAGGGATTTGATGGGTTGTCTCTAACAGAAACTCTAAAAACTCTGCCAAAGTTAGACGGTATACTGTAGACTCTTGCTATTAAATCTTCTCTTGTAACAATTCTATTTTGTGCTGTTTTACCTAATATTGCTGTAGCCCTTAATTCTTCCAAAGAAGGTTCATTTTCGCCGCCGCTTGAAGGAAACTGATTAACAACAGCTAGTGTACTTCTTATTGATGCAACAACTGATGATGGTGTACCGGAACCGAATTTTGTAATTAATGTCTTTACAGAGCTTATTGAACCTGCTGATACATTGTCTTTAAGACCTCCTCCGTGTCTGTATGTAATTGTAAGCGTTGTATTTCTTGGGCTTATTCCTAAAGTTTTTGTACCTAACAATTCATTTGGATCTATTGCTACTTTTGAAAATGTTTTTCTGTCTCCGTATAGTTTTATTGCATGATCGCTTGGATCTGGTATGATATCTTCATCAAAAGTGTTTTCATTTCCTGCGCCAAATCTTAGTGTGGTTTTTCCTGTCGTTCTAGATCTAAATTTAACAAACCTCTTTGATGCAGGCATTAAAGTTAATCTTTGAGGTACTAGATCATTATCAATTCTTGAGTTTTCAAATCTTTTAAAGATGGTATCTTGTGTCAAAGATTCAACTTCATAATAGTGATCTTCTGATGAATCTACTACTGTTATTATTTCAGATACGTTTGTTTTATCAAGCAATATTGTTCTAAATGACTTGAATGTGTCTTCTATGTTTATTGTTTCTATAACAGTTTTTGAACTAGTACACCTACCTATAGTTTGCATTGTAAATTCTGTAACAATAGCGTTTGCAGCAATTGATAAAACTTCTACGTTTGCAATATAGTTACCCAATATATCTTTTTTTGCAAAGTCGACTGTTTCAATTAATGTAAAATCAACACCGCTCTTGCTAGCAAATATACTTTCTGATTGAATTTTCGGAATATACGTAGGGTTGGGCACGTACTCACCTGATGCTGTTGCAATTGCAGGTATTCTAATCTTTAAAGACATGTCAACAACAGAGGCAGCAGGCCCATTTATTTCTATGCCTGACTGTCTTATATGTGACTCTATGTTTTGTTCTTCTACTGCTGTTTCTAAAGAAAGTTCATTAAACTGGTGATCTAAGTAAAAAGATAAACTATCACCAACATATGCTGCTAGATCGACAAATAAGCCTCCTAGCGATGCATCAGTAAAATCGACTATCTTGTCTCCATAGTGTTGTCTTGAAAAACCAACAAGTTGATCTCTGAATGATTCAAAATCTTTTTGAAGATATGAAATTTCCTTATTTTTTTTAACTTCTTTTTTGATGTTTCTGGCCATTTATTTCTCCAAGTTTACCCTGCGCATGTCAATATTACTTCTATTGCTTGGTTTTGAACTTTAATTCTTGGTACATCGTAGTATACCCTTATCGTCATAGCTGCTAGACCTATTGATGTTGTAGGTTCATTTCCTGCGGCTATTGTGTCATTTAATCCCTTGAATGCAATTTTAATATCTGTTATTGCAACCATTGACATATATTTCCTTACAGACTCTGTAATTCTTTTTATTGCTTCTGCTTCTACAACCTCAGTCGATGTTAAATCAAAAAGTAATTGTTTTAAATTTGGGCCAAACTTTGCACGCCCTAATCTTTCTCCAAAACCAGTCAACAAAAGATTGTTAAGATTATCTTTTACTTGATTTGCCGGGTCATAATGCATTCTAAGAAAATCTTCATCTCCTCTACCAATATTGAACTCTAAGGGTGTTTTTATACCTATAGGTTTAGATATCGGCGTAAATTCAGTTAACTCTCTTGCAGTAACTAATTTTCCTGAACTTTTAAAACTAAATTTCTTTTTTGCCATGACAATCCTTATAGTACATTAGATATATATTCTTTTGTTTAAATTTGTTGTCATGTTAATTTAAAAGTTTATTTTATTCGCCAAAGATTTTTGTTGACCCTAGGGTTAAAATAAGATTGTCGACAGGGGTTGATCCGGCACTTGCTACGGCCGCGGCTGCTGTGGCATCGGCGGTCTGTTCCAAGGCTTTAGGCGTCACGGCTCCGCCGGCGGCGAATGTTGTTGCAGCCGCGGCTGCTGTGGATCCCGCAGCCGCGGCCGGGGCACAAGCTAAAATTTGAGCCTCCATGACATTTATAATCTGCTTCAACACTGAAAGCTTGACATAGGCTTCATCAGGTGGATCGTTATTACTTCTGACAGCCAATTCTATTTTATCCCTTGCTTGTAGTCTTGAAACTCCATTGTTTATTAATGATAAAAATTGTTGCCCGTTATCAATAGATGATTTAATGACGACGTTTCCTGAAGACGGCATGTCAATAAAAGATTGTCCTGATCTATTTACCAGTCTCAAAGAGTTGTCTGCTACAACTCTATTGTTATCTGCAAATGTTGTAATTGCTGTCCCGCCTAAAGAACTTAAAATATCAAAACTTGATCCAAAAACATTGTCAACTGCGCAGTCATTACTAAGATAAAGCCTAGCACCACAATTTGTTGCACTAAAATCGTAACCTTCACTTATGCTTCTTGCAATTTTTGGAGAATCTAATAATTCTGGTACCTTATTCATTTCATAAGACTCGAGTCTTGTGTAACCTTCGCCTCTGCGTGTCTTTATTATGCTGATATCCGAGCCTTCAGCTATATCTAAAGTTGAATTTTTTAAATTTTCTAAATCTATTCTTTTTCGACCAACGCACAGATCTATTGCAGGTGAAAGTGGCTGTCTTCCTGCTATTGTCGCTTCAAATAGATTTCCAGTAAAGTTATTTTGACTATTTCTGCCTGATAATGCAAATTTTTCAGTTGTTAAGTGAACTAGCGTGTTGTTAGATCCTTGCAATACAGTATCACCACACTTTTTTGTAATTGAGGGTACTGGTTCTGATGTAAACTCTTCTGTCATCGCTAGCGACTCATATGATATTCTATTATTGTTCATTCCGTCAGGTAGATTTGATGGGATTGTACTTTTAAATGTTGCAAAGTCTCTTAAACCTGACGGTAGTATCAGCTTGTTTAAGCCTTCATCAGATCGTTGCACTTCCAACATTCTATCTATTTCTTGAAGTCTTTCTACGTGTGTATAGTTTGTATCTTCTGTTTGCTTAACACCCGGCTTTCTTGTCATCCAGTAATACTTAATATTTCCGTATGTACCTTCTTTGATCAACCAGACATGTTCACCAGGCTTTAATGGTAATGACAAGTGAGAAGGAAAGAAAGGATAGCATATAAACGGCTTTTGGCCGCTTGAAGAAAAACCATCGTCTATTATATAAGCTATAATAGAGTTCCTAGGCATAAGCTCGGCTTCTTCAGGGTTTGATAGGATGCTTTTAGCACGCTGCAAGCCTATTTTTTCTGAATCTTTTGGTATCAATAGATCTCTTAAAATTTCCCCTGTTTTGTTGTTGTCTTCATCCAATAATGGCAATTGCAAAAATACTTCCGGTTCTGAAATGTACTCTTTAACAATTCCTGTAGCGAATTCGTATCCGGCGCCGGGAGTAAACATACTTGAAACATTGTCATTGACTACAATAGTACTTCTTTTATTTCTGCCTACGTTTCTTTCGCGAATTCCCTTTAGTATTCCCATTGTGTTTATCCATTTATTTTATCAAATATATCATCATCTGAAATTGCATCTTTTTCTTGTTCTTTTGATATTATTTCAGCAAGTTTTAATATTTGATCATTTGACTTATTCATTCTTTCTAAATATTTGGTCATTAAAGAACCAAATTGTAAATGATTTGTTGAATTTCCTTGCGTTTGCATAATTAAATCTGTCAATAGCAATCCTGCGCTTTCTCTATCTTCAACAGCATTCTGATATGCTTCTTTCCATAACAGTTTTTTCTTATCCGCGGTTTTGCCAAGTGAGTCTAAGAGATCTGAAAATTCTTTAATTTTGTTATTTTTTGTCATATCATATATCAACGCTTAAATAAGTTATAATCGCTATTATTTTTACTTAATTCCTTGTATTGCTTTCTAATTCCTGACATTGCAACTGATAATTGTTTTGCATTCAATCCTGATAATTCTCTTAAATATACAAAAACTGCTCGTTTATTTAAAAAGTCTAAGTCATGAATATTATTAAATAGTGTAATAACTGCATCTATACATAGTTTTTCATTTGCATTTGTTATTTTGTCTTTTATTTTAAGATTAAGCTCATGAAGCATTTGTATTTCTTCCTTGTGAATGAACGTATTTTCAGGTGAATCAACAACTTGATGTCGTTCTATTTGCATTTTATCATATGAGCTTAGACCAATATCATCAATACTTACATGTCTTTTTAAGTTTTTAATTCTTTTCTTACTTTGAATTATTAAATAATTTTTTGCACAAACATTAAAGTAAGAAAAAGCCTTTGAGCCCTTGGACGGATCAAATTTTTCTAATATCTCGTAAAGAAAACTTACACAATCACACTTTAATTGTACAAAATGTGACTGGCTTTGCGAAAAACCATGTATGAATATTAAATTTTCTGCTAATTTTTCAAAAGAAGGTTTAATTTTTTCTATATAGACTTCATTCTTATCGTCCCTATCTTCAGTTGATTGGTATTCAACTACAGCATTATGCGCATCTTTTCCAAAGTAGGGTTTTCTTTTAACTTTTATATTTTTTTTATTCTGTACTTTTTTGAACTTCTTTTTTAGTTTCACTTTTAAATCCTTCTTGACTAGTCAGTTTATTAGCTACGATTAAAACTGCATTATGACTGTCCTTTAAATCAGAAATTACTTGCCTAATTTCAATTGAATCAAAAAAGATAGGCTTTTGAATTATTTTATTCATGCTTCCGTACCTTGTATTTAATATATCTAGACATTCTTCTATTGCATCTTCAATATCAAGTATTAACATTGAAAACTTGTATAGTTTAATCGCAAGTATTAATGAAAAAGAAACAAGTAGTGCAATAAAAAATATATATACATATTCTGGTAAAAAATTCACACTATTTCCGAAAATACTGAATCATATAACTTCATAATTGCTTCACTTGAATAATTTTCTTGAACATACTTTGCATATTCTTTTGCTTTGTTACGATAAAGCTCTTCATTATTATACAATTCATTCATTCTTGTAAAATAGCTGTCTTTTTCAGGCTCGACCCATTTGACACCTTTGACAAATATCCTGTTATCTATTTTCTTATCAGGAACAGGAATGCTTTTATAGCTAACAGGTAAAAAAGAATCTTTTTGTAAATACTCTAGATGACCTGAATAATTTGTTGCTATTATCGGTAATCCTGCTGCAGCAGCATCTACTAGTGGCAAACCGTAACCTTCGCCTCTTGTAAGGCTTAAATAGCCTTTGATATCAGGATCATGATATAATGCAGCAATTTCTTCATGTTTCATGCTACCATGAATTAAATATATCTTTGGGTTTAATTCTTTTTTAAATGACTTCATCAAGCTATTAAAATACGAAACAGTTCTTTTTCTATCAAAAGTTGAACCTCTACCCATGCACGTCTTTATTACTAAACCTACATCATCGTTATTTTTAAAATTTTCACAAAACCACTTAATTGTATTCGCTAAGTTTTTTCTATCTAGATCCGGGGCATCGTGTGTTAGCATTCCAATTGTTAAAAAATTAAAACTAGTTGTCATGTTTAAATTTTTTAATTTTGTCGTGCTGTTAGGTATTGCTTCATTAAACCATTCAGGAATAACAACAATATTTTTTAAAAGCAATCCAGATCTTTTTAATACATTCTTTGTAAATGTTGATGGTACAACTATCATATCCATCTTATTACAGTGTTCTAGCCACACTGGGTTACACTTATCAGTTTCCACAGCTGCTGTCATACCAACATTATAATGACCTAATTCTGGATTCCATTCATCAGGTAACTGAAGTTGATAAGTTATATCGTATTTCCCTTCAACTTTTTTTGAGCACGACATGATCTTTGCAATAAGTCCTGACTCTCTATTAGTATCAATTATCCACGGTGTTGAACCCCAGTTTAAACACTCAACTGTTAAATCAATGTCTTCTTTAGAATGTAACCATTTAAATACTTGACGTGAATGAACACCATACCCACTATTTGTTAAAAGCGGTGCTCTAAGTAAAACTTTTTTCATCTATTCTCCTAAAATACAAAAGTTTTCCAATCTGATGATTGATTTTTTTCTTTAAACTCTTTTATTGTTTTCATCATTGAATTATGCCACATATCAACAACATTAGAATGTGAAAATTCTTCTCTAGCATATTTAAGAACACTTTTCTTAAGCAAACTATACTTTGCAGGTGTTTTTGTTTTCAGCTTAAATAGCTTGTATATGCCTTTTGCAACTGAGTAGTTATTAACATAATCTTCATAAATATAAGGTACGCTTTGACTACCCACGAGTGACTGAGTATCGATATCTAGCGCAACTCCGTTCTCCTTGCCTGTCTTGTGATTAACTACTTGTCTGGTAAGGCCTCCTGTTTTAGCAGCTACAATAGGTACACCCGCCATCATTGACTCCAGTGTTGACAATCCAAATCCTTCTGCAAAAGACATGTTCAAACAAAAGTCTGATATATTATACAGTACATTCATTTTTTCAAATTCTAATCTTTCTCGTGAAAAGAATAGGTTGTTTTGAATTCCTAACATTTCTGCTGTTCTAAATAAGTCCGGGCCCTCTTGATCGTTAGGCTCTGTATGCATTATTAATGTTGCTTTTGTATGTCCGTGTCTTTTCTTAAGCATTTTTAAAAATTTTGCCCAAGATTCCAATACATCATTAGGTCTCTTTCTTTTTGCGTTTCTATTTACCCAGATTCCAACAAAATGATCTTTTCTTTCACTACCTAAAAGTTGTATTTTAAAATTTTCTATATTCACAGCAGGTAAAGGATTGAATATTGTATCTGGTAGCGCGTGAGGTATAAAGTGTGTTTTTTCCGGAAAGTGTTTTTTCAACATCGTATACGTCATATGCGAATGACAATTGATGGTGTCTGTACCCTCGTAGTACGGTGCATTAAACGCAGGATATGGGTAATTATCCCAAACATGCCACCAGACAATTGGACAAATTTGATGGATTTCATCTTCAATCTCAAAAAGCCATGTAAAAAATCTAGGATCAGTAAATAAAAATAAGATATCTGGCTTTTCTGTTGCTAGCGTAACCCTTAACATTTCAGCGCTACCAAAGCCGTCAATTGGCTTAATTATAAAGTCATCATTAACAACAACAGTTCTATAATCATTGTGCTTCATTGCTGCGCCAAACTGTCTAAAAGTCCATGTATTTTTTTTAAGTAGTCCTTCTATCAAGTGTCTAGTTTGCGTGCCTACTCCGCTAGTTGATAGTGCGTGATCAGAAAGTACTAATACTTTTAGCTTGCCGTTTTCCATATTGAGTTCAACTCCATAAATGTTTTAAACATTATACTGCAGTTGTACAGAATCGTTAATATATTAACACTAAGTACAATATTTTGTTTCAAAATATGGACAAAATTTGCAGCTATGACGGTTCTTTAGATACAGTCCTTTTTTTACACTACTTATCATATTTCTCATTAACTTTACGCCCTTTTCATAAGTCTTAGGGCCTACAGATACAGTTACTAGTTCACATATCTTACCAGACTTTCCGCCTCTTTTTAGCAAAACAAAGCCGCACCGTATATCTTTTAGATCAATATTATGCTTTTTAGCCCAAAAGTGTTTGTATAGAATTAACTGTGCCGTCATTCCCAAGTCTTGTTTTTTATCTCTTCTCCAACCCCAAGCTCCTGCGGTTTTCCAGTCAATAATCCAGTATTCATGACCTTTGCCTCTTTTCTTTGGAACTTTCAATACGCCATCAATAAAGCCTTTAAATTTTAAAGGATCTTTTATATTTTCAATTTCTTCGTATAGCGCTTCTTCTGCTTCAAAACATTCCCAACCAGGTAATGTATCATCTAAGTAGCTTAAGACTTCATCCCACATATTTTCAGCCCATGTTACCCATGTATCAACAGGTTCATGTTTATACCAGCCCG